CAGCTAAAACTATAGCCCCCGCATTAGCGATAGCGTCAGCTTTAGCAATAGCTGCCTCATCAGCGTCAGCATTTATTCTACAAGCATCTCCTAATGCCTGATTTTCATTAGCTTTAAGAGATATTGTTATTCCTGAAATAGTATCGGCAGTTGGAGCGGCAACAAGAGTGGATGGACCTGTATATCCAGTATATCCAGTGTATCCGGTATATCCTGTTGTTCCGGTATAACCCGTATAACCTGTTGGTCCTGTATATCCGGTATAACCAGTTACAGTTGAATTTGCTCCTGAAGGTCCTGTGTATCCGGTATATCCTGTGTAACCAGTCGGTCCTGTTATAGTTGAATCAGCACCAGAAGGACCAGTATAACCAGTGAAACCAGTATATCCTGTTACTGTTGAATCTGCTCCTGAAGGTCCAGTGTAACCAGTATACCCGGTATATCCTGTTGGACCAGTAACTGTGGAATTTGCTCCTGAAGGACCAGTGTATCCGGTATATCCAGTTGTACCAGTATATCCAGTTACAGTTGAATCTGCTCCAGAATATCCTGTGTATCCTGTATATCCCGTATAACCCGTTGGTCCAGTCACAGTAGAATCAGCTCCGCTTTCTCCTGTATATCCCGTATATCCTGTATATCCGGTTACAGTTGAGTTTGCTCCTGAAGGACCAGTGTAACCAGTTGGACCAGTATAACCAGTTGGTCCTATAGGACCTGTAACATTTGAATCTGCTCCACTTGGTCCAGTATATCCTGTATATCCGGTGTATCCCGTGTAACCAGTAGAACCATATCCAGTATAACCAGTATAACCAGTTGTTCCTGTAGTTCCTGCTCCCGTGTATCCAGTATAACCAGTTGGTCCTATTTGGACTAATAAATCCCAATAAGCAGTATCAACTCCTGGTTCTTCACTTGTGGTTGCTTGAATACAAACATATCCAGAACCATTATGTTCTACACAATCATTAACAGCATAAACACCAGCACTCCAAGCTCCTTGCCAAGTATATTGAGTTCCTGTGTATCCAGTTGGTCCTGTATATCCTGTATAACCGGTTGGTCCTGTATATCCCGTATATCCTGTATATCCGGTTACAGTTGAGTTTGCTCCTGAAGGACCAGTGTAACCAGTTGGACCAGTATAACCAGTTGGTCCGGTAACTGTTGAATCAGCACCAGATTCTCCAGTATAGCCTGTATATCCAGTGTATCCTGTATAACCAGTTACAGTTGAATTTGCTCCTGAAGGTCCTGTGTATCCGGTATATCCCGTTGGACCAGTTATAGTGCTATCAGCACCACTTGGTCCTGTGTAACCAGTATATCCCGTATATCCAGTAGAACCAGTATATCCAGTATATCCAGTGACTCCAGTGTATCCAGTATAACCAGTGACTGTTGAATCAGCACCAGAAGGACCAGTATATCCTGTATATCCTGTGTAACCGGTATAACCAGTAACTCCTTCTCCAGTGTATCCGGTATATCCAGTAACTGTTGAATTAGCTCCTGAAGGACCAGTATATCCTGTATATCCTGTATAGCCCGTATATCCTTGAGGACCGGTATATCCGGTATATCCAGTTGAACCAGCACCTGTATATCCAGTGTATCCGGTATAGCCAGTGTATCCGGTATAGCCTGTATAACCAGTATCTCCTTTTGCTCCTTGCATAGCCATAATAACAAGATCAGCTTTATCTAATCCAGGAGTTGAAATTCCACTTACCCTTCTAAATCTTAATTTAACTGTATATGTTCCAGCAGCTAATTCTCCGCTTCTATGAGTTATTGCTCCTATTCCATAATCATTTGTTCCAGAAAGATATCTTTGATATTCTTCATAATCAACTCCATTTATTTGGATAGATACTGCAATTGTAGAAGCCGAAGCTCCTAATTGAGTTGATGCTTGAAAAGAAGCCAAAGCCATAATTTCAACAGCTTCTTCTAAAGTTATATCTATAGACATTCCAGGAACATCTTCTAATATTGCTGAAGTAGTTCCTTGAGAAGATGCTAATTCAACATAAGCACTTGGCAATTTTCCAGCAACAGCGTCAGCTCCAGGAAGTCCTGTATATCCGGTGTATCCAGTAGTTCCCGTATATCCGGTGTATCCGGTATATCCGGTATATCCGGTATATCCGGTTTGTCCGATATCTCCAGTATCTCCTGTGTATCCAGTTGGTCCGGTATATCCAGTATAGCCCGTGTAACCTGAATATCCGGTAAATCCGGTATATCCCGTAGAACCGTCAGCTCCAGTGTATCCAGTATAACCTGTATATCCATAGCTTCCAGTATCTCCGGTATAACCAGTAAAGCCAGTATATCCAGTAACTCCTGTATAGCCCGTATAACCAGTGACAGTTGAATCTGCACCGGTGTCTCCTGTATATCCGGTGTATCCGGTGTAGCCTGTGTATCCAGTTGCTCCCGTATATCCGGTTGCTCCCATAAAATCAGCGTGAGTCGCTTTCTTTGTTACTAGATTTTCTGGGTCAGAAGTATCAACAATAACAGTATAATCTCCGCTATCAACAGGAGATTTTGTTGTTAAATCTGAAATTTTTTTATCAAGGATACTCATTTATTTTTTTTAATTTAATTATGGTTGAAAGAATGTTGGAAATGGACTAATAATTGCTTCTGTGTAATAAATCGTAATACGAATATGATCAACTTGAGCTGGTGACTCTCTATCTTGTTCTCCAGTAACAGATAAAACTACTCCAAAATTAGAACTGTTAATATCAGAATATAACCAATTTTCTCCCCACAAATCAGAAGAAGAACCATAAGATTTGTAAGTATCAGTAAATGGCCAAGATATTCCAATGTCTGCTTTATTTTCTATTCCTATCGTATTATCAGATTTAATAATTTTTACATCACTATCTTGAATTATTGCACCCTCATCGTATTGTTTTCTCTCTATTTCAACCAAAATACCATTTATAGTTGCTCCTCTTGGAATTGAAAAATTAAAATTAGTAGCTTTTAAATAATGAGAAATTTTAACTCCTCCATAAGTAACATAATTTAAAGAATAAATATTATCACTTACCTTAGCATTGTTAGGATTACTCCACGCCACAGTTCCAACTGTGGCGTCATCCGCGCAAGTATTTGGGCTATTTGGACCTTGTGAAGCCATATTTTAATAGAATGTTAAATTTCTTTTATAAATTTCATTATCTGGATCTAAGGCAAGAGCTTGTTTTAGATAAACTAAACTTTCTTCCTTCCTGCCAAGATAGAATAAGCAAACCGCTAATTGTCCTAATGGGAAATGCCCGTAATTTGCTTCATTGTTGGCATAATAATTTCCTTTTGGAATACTGATTGCCATCCGATACCATCTTTCCGCTTCGTTCCACATCTGCTTACTATAATAAACTCCCGCTAAAGCGATATAAGGTTCTCTCCTATTTGGTTCTTTCTCCATTGAAAGCAAATAACATTGTCTGGCCGCTTTTATGTTCCCTAATTTCTCATAGCAATTACCCATAAAAACAAAGGATTGCCCCTGTTCGGTGTGCCATCCAGGATTATCTATATGCTTTTGGAACATCTCTATCGCTGATTTATGCCAACCTCTGTAGTAAAGTTCTCTCGCGTAATAATGAGCGTTTCTATCGTTATATTCATTTTGGAAGTTATCTATCGCCAATCCTTTCAAGTATTGAGTTCGGTCTGTCCCAGGATTCTGATAATGTTTCAATAAAATCCTATCCGTAAATTTAGTGCGAAAAGAAACATCAGGAAGATTGCCTTCTAAAACTTTTATCCAAATACTTCCAACGGAAATAACATTTCCCATTTTTTCATTGACCGCTTTTTTCACTTCCGGCCAAGCATCAGAATAATCGTGTCCGCAAATCATTTTTGTCGCCTTTCCCTGCCATAAATCAATGTCTCTTTTCACTTCTTCATAAGTGTGTCCTCCATCAATGAAAACCATTTCAAATCGAGCGTCTTTTAATTTCTCCGCAGCTTCTCCGCTTTCCGCTTTCACTACTTTTAAGTTTTTGAATTGTTTGGTGTTTTCTTTGAATTGTTCATATGCTCCTTTTGCTCCGTGCGTTCCGTCTTTGATATCAGATGAACCTTCAAAATGGTCTATGGCAGTCACTTCTCCTTTACAACCTTCTAAAAGAGCGTTGGTGCTTCTGCCTTTCCAAGAACCGATTTCAGCAATAGTTTCATACTGTTTGCTTGCGTGATACAAGAAATTAAGTTCTTCATCTGTCATCCAACCTTCCACATTATTCGTATACATTAAAGGAACTAAAACTTCGTGGATATTTCTTATCCAATGGTATTTTCTTCGGTCATAAAATTTGCTGTGTAGAAATTGAATAACCGGCCTTCCTAAATGGTCAAAAGCAAAGATAAAGTTGTATTCTATCCTATCCGCGTTTTCCCATAATCTTTCCACTTCTTCCACATTCCATTCCACCACTTCATCGCAATCAGGCATAAAAATAATATCGTTTCTTGCGTGGCTAGCAGCCCAATTTCTCGCTTTAGCGAAGTTAAATGCCATTTCTCCTTCTTGAAGAACATCCGGTTCTCCGTGTTTTCTCGGAAGTTCATTAACTTTCTCAGCCATCTCTTTGGTTACTAATTCTCTAAAGTCTCCTTGAACTACTTTTGCTCCGTATTTTTTTGCCACCTCTATTGTCTTGTCGGTTGAGCCGGTATCGCAGACAACTACCTCGTCAACTCCTTTGACAGATTCTAATAAATGAGGCAAAGTCTTTTCTTCATTCTTAGCGATTACTACGACTGAAAATTTCTTTCGGTCTATCTCTAAAAGTTCTTTGTAAAAATTTCTTAACTCTGCCTGCGCTACTTGATTCGTCCTTGTATTGCCGACAAATATCGGGTCAAAAGAACTGCCGGCATCAATGCAGGTTATATTTTCTTTATTGCTTAATAACTTTCCAATCCAAACTTTACTGGCTGGTCCTGCCGAGAAAATAACAATCGCATCATCTTCCGTCTTTATCTTCGGGTTAAAGTCAAAAGCATTTTTATCCGGCACTTCTACAAACTCATCAATATTAAGGAATTTAACTACTCCCTCCAGTCTTTTTGGTCCGACAAATATTTTTCTGCGTTTGCTTTCCTTGATTGCTTTCCATAAGTTAAAGTGATAAGGGCTTAATTCGCCAATTCTATTAAGCAACAAATCGTGGTCAGCCGTGCATTTTATTCCGAGTTCTTTTTCTAATTCCTCCCTTTCTTTATCTATTCCAAGTTTCCATTTAGTTATATACACTCCGTCAATCAGTCCGAGTTTCTTATATGATTCTTTAAGTTCTTTTTGTAATTTCTCTCCGTATTCCTGCCCATCGCAGTTCTTTCCTTTAGTTGTTGTCATTGCCAAAATCTCTCCGTCTCCCATTTTGACAAAACTGAAATTTTCGTTGTTTTTTATTTTCTCCGCCATCTGGTAAAGGTGATTATTCACATCAAAAAACCAGATTCTTTCAATAAGTTCAGGTTTTCCAAATTTTTCATAAACAGCCCTTGCTACTGGTTCAGCTTGATAATCGTGTCCAGAGAAAATCTTTTTCGCCTTATTTTTCCAAGCGTCTATATCAGCGCATACTTCCTTATACTGGTGTCCTCCGTCAACAAACACCATATCAACTGACTTATCTGGTATTTCTTTTGCCGCTTCTAAGCTATCCATCTTGTGTATTTCAAGGTTTTTAAAGTCTCCAACATTCTTAATAAAATCTGGGTAGACATCTTTATTTCCAGTTTCTATCGGGTCAGCCGAACCTTGAAAATGGTCAACTGAGTGGACCTTTCCTTTGCACCCTGAAAGGAGGGCGTGAGTGCTTCTGCCCATCCAAGAACCTATTTCGAGAACGCTGTTTGATTCACAAGCTTTATTAAAAAGCCACTGCAATTCGCCATCGTTCATCATTCCTTCTATTTTGTTTTCTTGTGTATTGTAATCCATAATTATTTAAAATTTTTATAAAAGTTTTTTGCTCCAAGTTTCAGGAATCAATTTATTTTCTAAATCCATTTTCTTTAAATAAATAAAATCCTGCTTTCCTATCTTCTTCGCCCAAGTAATCATCTTTTTTATCCCTTCCTCTATCGATGTTTTTGCCTCAAAATTGACCAGTTTTCTGGCTTCATCGTGGCTGGAATAGGCATACTTAACTTCCTGCGGTCTGTCTTTTAGGTGTTTTGGCTTAAACTCAACAGGAACTTTTCCATCAAAGAAAGCCTTCAGAACTATCTCTGCCAATTTATTAAGAGTTATGTTCTTTTCTCCTCCGATATTGATTATCTTTCCATTGCATTTCTTTGAGAAAGTGGCGTCGACAAACGCTTTAGAAACATCGTCTATGTAGGAAAAAGCCCTCTTCTGCTTTCCGTCTCCATAAATGTAGAATCCTTTTCCTTTCAGTAATCTGTTGATAAATATTCCAATTACATTGCGGTAGGGGTCAGATAGATTCTGCCTTTCTCCATAAACATTGTGAGGTCTGATAATCGTGTATTCGAATCCATAAACATTAGAAAAAACTTTTGTAATTCCTTCCATCCACATCTTTGAATACCCATAAACATCTTCCGGTTGGGGTATCATCGATTCTTTAAACGGAACTTGCTGTCCTCCATAAACGCTCATTGAACTGGTAAGAACCATCTTTTTCATTCCATTTTTAATTGCCGGAACAATCAAATTAAGATAAGAAACTGCATTTCTGTCTAAAGCCGAGAATGGAGTAAACTGGCTTCTTCCTTCGGTAGCATCAGCCGCTAAATGAATAACTATCTCCGGCTTTATTTTATTGATATACTTTTCAACTTTCTTTCTGTCCCGCAAATCCAGCTTAGTAAACTTCTGTCTTCTAGAAACATTTCTCATAAACCCTCCTGACAAGTCATCAACTCCATAAACCGAGAATCCTTTCTTTATCAATAAGTCGGCAATATGGCTTCCAATAAAACCAGCCGAACCAGTTACCAAAATTTTTTTAGGCATTTAATTCTTGTAGTTTTTTCTTTAATACTTCCCTGTCTTCTCCGACCTTTTCCCACGCTAAATTGTAGGTTTCGTCTTTTGGAAATCCCTTAGTCCAGTGATAATGATTCAAAACAGCCGTGTCTAACCTGATTGCTTTTCCATACTTTTTTGCTTTTGCCCAAAGTAGGTTATCTACTCCGCAATGGCTCAAATCTTCATCAAATATCTGTCCGTCAAGATGATCTAAAACAAAACTCTTCTTAATCAGAAAATGCTCGCAGATATTACCTTCATCTGGATATACTTTTCCAGTATTCAAGGCGATTAAATCGTAATCATCACTTGCCTCAACTGCCAATCTAACGCAGTCAGGCATAAACTCCGTATCATCGGAAGCGAAAACAATCAATTCTCCGGTTGATTTTCTCATTCCTTCGTTCAATCTTTTTGGAAGTCCTAATCTCGGGTTATCTTCAATCACAATCGTCTCAACCAAATCTTTCGGATAATCAAGATTGTCTATTGAATCCAAACACCTCTTTAAGCCGTCAGGTCTTTTGCCAAGTGTTGGAATTATTATTGAAACTTTTTTGTTCATTTTTAATTTATTATTTAAAATACTTTTTTAAATTCGTAATCCGTTCCTAATTTACTATTATTGCCGTCATACCAAGTTCCAGCATAATGATGAAACACTCTTGTATTCGGAGTTATATTTACTTCTTTTTTCGCTCCGTGCTTGTAAGGAAAAAATAATTCCGTGTCGTATATCCTTATTCCATCCTTTTCTTTATCGGAAATCCATATCAAATCAGCAAAAGCTCTTACTCCAGGCTCAAAAACCATATCACCATTTCCTCTGAAATTTTCCTCAATCCTATCCATATATCTTTTAAGAAATGAGTGTCCTATTTCCGCTCCAAATCCGGCATTAGCCGGCATTCCATACGCTTCATTTTCCGTGAACATCCTATTATCAAGCAAATCATCAAAATTCTTTCCCGGAAGAACCTCCATATCGGCATCTAAATAAATCCCTCCTTCATCCCATATATGATAAACACGCAACCAATCAGACGCTTTTACAAACCATTTTGCTTCTCCAGTTCTTTCCGCCATAGCAAGAGCTTCATTCACGTAATTTGAACCACGATAGCAATTTTCCAAAGTTATTATTTTATGTTCGTATCCTTCAATTTTCTGGCTATCAATACATCTCTTAATTAGAGGAGGCAGTTCTTCTTTGTTTGAAAGCCATATAGTTATTATTCTTTTTGGTATCATATTTTTAATGCTTTGTTTCGTCTGTCCAAATTATTGGATTCACAAAATTCCAACTTTCCTGAAGCACAATCTTTCCTCCATTTTCCTGCAAGATATAATAACCAAGTTCTTGAAGAAGATGCCCTAAACCATTATCCCAAGTCCCTGTATTTTTGCTTTGTCCCGTGAAAGAAGAAGCGCTCTTACTCTGCCCTGTAAAAGAAGAAGTGTGTTTACTTTCGGAAGAAAAAGATGAAGTATTTTTTTCTTGTGAAGTCCAAACAGCCATAACTATTTATAAGCCACTGTTATGTCTTGAGCGGCCGCTGAAGTTACTATAGTCAAACCTTTATTAAAGCAAACATCGTAGATAAGCGTATTTTGATTAGCAAGAAGCGTAGCCGGAGAAGTAATTGTTCCAATTAAAGTTCCGGTAGCGTCTATGCCGTCATAAATAGTTATCACTCCGCTTGTTGCCGCTTTATTGATAGTGATAGCGTGCAACATTCCCTGCCCTCTCCTTAATACCGTTGTGGTTGGAGCGGCTGCTATGATGTTATTAAAGATAAATGCTTCCATTTTTTTGTTTTTAATTTTAATTCCTTAAGGGGCGGTTTTTTTAAATAGAAAGCCGCCAAAAACTATTTAACTAAGCCAGTATCAATGCCACTTTTATACCAACTCCATCTCCTGCTCCTGGAGCATTTGTTAGAGTTCCATACAAAACTGTTCCGGAAACTTCCAACTCACAGAAAGATTGAGCAGGATTACCAGTAATTTGGTAAACATATTGCCCAATAATAGTTGAACCAGAAGTGCAAGCACCAGTTACTTGTGTAACTGCGTCAGTAAAATCAAGAGTTACTACTTCTGTAGCCATTGCTCCAGTGTATCCGGTATATCCCGTGTATCCTGTATATCCGGTGTATCCGGTGTAGCCTGTATAGCCTGTCACAGTAGAATCTGCTCCACTTTCTCCCGTATATCCTGTGTATCCGGTGTAACCGGTATATCCTGTATCTCCAGTAACAGTTGAATCTGCTCCAGATGGTCCAGTATATCCTGTTGGTCCAATAGCACCTTGCGGTCCTGCTGAACCTTGAGCTCCTGTATATCCTGTTGTTCCTGTATAACCAGTTGCTCCGGTGTAACCGGTATAACCAGTTACAGCAGAATCTGCTCCGGTGTAACCAGTTGCTCCAGTGTAACCAGTTGCTCCGGTATAACCAGTATAACCAGTTGCTCCAGCCGCTCCTGCTCCTACTTCATTGAAGTCGCAAGAAGTAGTAGAACCTTCATTGATGTAGAAAGTTGAACCAATACCAGAATCGGTATCAGTCCAAATAGCTCCTACAGCAAATCCAGCAGAACCATCAGTAGGTTTTGTCGCTCCTTTGCAACGAAATACATTACTATTTGAATCATATTCCGTAACGATTAAGGAAACGCTATTTATCACTCTTGGTTCTCCAGCTATTCCTAACGCACGATTAAAGAATTTCGCCATTTATTTTTTGTCTTAATTATTTTTAAGAGGTGTTATGTCTCAAACACTCTTACCGACTTTTATGCGTTTTTAACTGCTATAACCAAGAACTGGTGTCAATTTTGGCATACACAAGGGATTTCTTTTCCTTTGTGAATGTCTTTACTCCGTAGTTAGTCCAAGCGTAAATCTTTCTTCCAAGCAAGTTTTCGCAAGGTCTAAAGACTACGTTCGGCTCTTTAAGAGCGACAAAATCAATCGCTCCTTTTACTCCGAAAATCGGATACTGAATGTTTGTCGTCACCGCACAGTTTGTGGTTGTTTCCGTGATTGGCACATCGCCATAACCGGAAATTGTCAAAGTATGAGTATCAAACGAAGCAGTGATTCCAGCCATTTGCAGGAACTCTCGGTCATCATCGGAAACATCATAGTAGGTTGATGTCGTTCCGGCAGTTGTTCCATTGATAGCTAAAACCAAGTTAGCGTATGCTTCCGCTTCATTAGTTCCGATATCAACTTCTCCCGCTGAAGAACAATTCGTTCCGTGAGCTTCCCAAGTAAAGACAACCCCTCCGATTGTGAATGTTTCTCCATCAACCGGGATAGAAGATGTCGTTATAGTTGCTGTAAACGGAACATTATTTGACAAATAAACATCAAACCCGAATCTCGGTCCAACCAAGCCATTGTCATAAACTTTATCTCCAAAAGCTGTTTCACGATTGGAAACATCAAGTTTAATTTGTTCCAATAATCTTGGACCAATAACAGCAAAACGATTATTTAATCCTCTATTGTAGAGATTAAGCTGTCTATCTGCTACCGTAAATAAGTTTTTAATGTTTGAAGAACCAACTGCGTAAGCGCCAGTTCCAGAACCTCCTAAATCTTGAGCGGTAATAGCACTATAAGCATCCGAATAACGAGAAAGTATTTTCTGGTCTATCAAGTTATTCAACGCTCTCTGCGAATCGCTTGCCGCTGCCATTGCCATATCCCATTTATTATGAAGTTGATCCAAGTCATCAACATAAGAAGGGACAATTTTAATCTGGTCCACATCAAGATACTCATTTGTTCCGCCAAGAGCGTTCCAAGAAGAAATTGATGTGCCTTTTGTGTAATCCGTGCCAACAAGAGTCTTTCTGTATGGACGATTGATTCTTGTTCCTGCTGTAAGTTCTGTCGCTAAACTTTCATTAACGAAAGCTCTGGCAACATTCTCCTTAAAGTAGGTTTTCTGCATCTCTGCCGCCCAAGCCTGAGGATCAAATACTGTCAGGTCTTGAGTGGACAAATCTGAAATATAAGCCATTTATAATTTTAATTATTAAGCCATAACTCTATCTATTCTCACTCCTCCATTTCTTAAAGTTTTCATATTCCTTTCTTCCTTCTTCGGTAGAAAGGTCAAAATCATTAGGTTTAACGGAAGAAAAATTGTTTTGAGTTATAACTCTACGCTTTCCACCGATAGAGGCCTCTTCGCTTTTCCGTTTAGCTTCCTCTTTATCTTTCAGATATTTGAAATAATCTGAACTTTGAGCCTGCTTAATGGTGAGGTTAGCGGCTTTAGCGTAAGTTTTTAATTCTTTCTTAAGTTCATCGCTAATTTCAAGCGATTCCAGTTCTCTTTCTTCCAGCTTCTCATTCAGTTTTTGGTCTATTATCTTATCGTCAAAAACAGGAGACGCAACAGAAAGAGGTTGAGGTTTTTCCTCTATTTTTTTCTCCTCTAAAGGAGTGTTTGCTTTAGTCCTCCAGCTAATTTTTTGCTTGATAGCTGTCGCTAAAGACTTTCTATGGCTGACTTCTTCTTCGGTAAGTTTAGCGATCAAGTCGCCATCAACTTCCTCATTAAGCCCGTATTTTTCAATAACAGAACTTTTAATTGTGTCAGCTTCAGGCTCTTTTAAGAGTTCCTGTTCCTCTGCCAAGTTTTCTTTAAGGTCTTGGCTTCCTTCATTTTGGATATTTTCCATTTTTTGTTTTGTTGGCTATATGCCGTTTATTTTTATAATAAAAAACCGCCCTTATTGGACGGCTTGGTTCTACCTTCTTTGCGAAACGCAATATAACGCAAAAAAGGCAGGACAAAGCCGTCCCTTATTGCGTTTTATTGTTTAATTGTCAAACTACTTTCTTTTCTTCTTCTTTTCTTCTTCTTCCCAATCTTTTCCGTAAATCTTACTCATCTTTTTAGCATACTGGTCGTAATAACCTTGAGCCATATCAGGATGGTCTCCAATCATTTTTTTGTATTGTTCGCTTTCAATGAATTTCTTATCTTTTGCAACGCCAGATATTTGTTCTAAAGTTGCATCCATTGCTTTTCCTATTGTCGCATCAGCCGCTTTTCTAACATAATTTTTGGCTGTCTTTGTTGTTTTATTAACAAACTCATAAACACCTTTTGCCACTTGTTTTATCGCCATAGTTATCTAAAACGAACTTCTAAACCCTTTTTTCTTGCCATACCCATAGCATACTCGGCAAAACGCTCTCCATGCCTTTCAAAATCATAGCTTATCACTACTTCTCCTGTTCTTGGAATGACAACATCAGCAATAGTTTTCTTTGGGTCAAGCACATCTATTTTGTTTGATTCTACGACCTTTTCCGCTTCAATGGGAGTCATTATAACTGCTTCTTTATAATTATCCATTGTGGTTGTATCAGAATTATTTACCACTATTGATTCTTGTGAATGTCCTTCACCCATCCTTTTAGAATGAATTTTGAATCCTCTTTCTGAATCAAAATCTTTTCCGCAAATACATTTAATCATTTTATAAGTTATATAATTTATCTTTATCCGACTTCTTATTTTCTTCTGAATTTTCAAAATCTATTATTTGTTCCAGTATGTTTTCAAGTATTTTAACCGCTTTCTTTGTCGCTTTCAGCTCTATTGCCTGTTCTTCGGCATTATCGCACTCTTTCACCATTCCTAAGCTATTTAACTTGGAATAACTCTTTAAGAGAAAGTTTTTCATTTCCCTGCCCGCTTCTGATTCTAATATCTTTTTTATATCATTCATTGGTTTATGTAGTTAATACAGGCTGGCCTTGATTTTGAGGCTGTCTTACCTCTTGTGGCGCTTGAATAGGCTGTGGAGGGCTTTTAGGGAGAGTCGTGATATCTATTCCCTTCTTCTGCATCGCCATTTCTATCAAAGCTGTCCTTCTCACAGGGTCGGCTTCAAGCTTGATAAAGGAATACAAACTTTCAAGTTCAGACAGAAGATTGACATTTTCTCCTGATATGATAACTCTTATTCTCGGCTTAAAGCTATCCCAAAATCCTTTCTCTATTTTTATCAATGCTTCCTTATTTCTTGATATTTCTTCTTCTTTTAGCTTTATAATCATTTCTCCTTCTTCCGTAGAATGCGGAGGCATAAGAAGAAGATTATTTAGATACCACGCCTTTGCCACCATTTTGTAATACTCCTTCAAATACTTTTCATCTCCTGTAAGTTCAATGACTTCTTTGCCTCTTATATTTTTCATTAAAACAGGCAGTATCCATTCGTCAATAAGATCCGATAAAGAGATAGCCAGTTTTTCCCTTAAAAAATCAAACAATTTATTAGCATTCTGGTTCATTAAAGCTCCTAAACGGAAAGGAGTTCCAGACGGCATACTTTCACCAGACACCACTTCAAATGAGTTAGCCAAATCATTAGCCACTTGTATATTTCTATTCCAATCAGCTACTAATTGGTCAAATCCTTGCATTCTTACTTCAACTTGAGCCAGTTCTTTCGCTTTAATGATATCACCGCTTCTCATATCAGTTAAAGTATTCTGGATAATGAGAGTATCGGAGGTCCTAAAGATAGTTCTTGAAGCCCATTCCAATCCCTTAGCCAGGTTGTTTCCTATCTGGTTGGCTCTTGTTTGGCAATCAAAGAGAGTTTCGTATAATCCTTCTCTAAACCATCTTCCTCTGTATTTTCCTCTGTGTGCCTCTTTATACGGCTTTTTATCTATTTTTTCAGCAAATAAAACAAATTTGCCTCCTTTTTCCCCCTTTCTTAATCCGGCTATGATTACTTTAGCTAAAACATATTTATCTTCTTTTCCTCCTTGTTCTCCATTAAGTTCTTTTAATTCCTTTTCTGATATTTCCCCGTTTCTTTCATAAACCTCATAGAAAGGAGATGAGGAATCAATCTTGCCTGATTTTTCTGTTTTAGAGAAAAACTTATTCCCGCAGGTTTTAATAACTTCTTCCACATTCTTGTAAATACCTGATTTTTCTCTTAATTCGCTTTGAGTGAGAAGATGCCTTTCAATCACATCGCTTTCATCAAGCGTCTTTGCCGATTGATTCAAAACATAAAAATTCTTTAAATCAACCGCTTCGTATCCGTCTTTAACTTTCTTCCAAACAACATTTCCCCAAGAGGAAAAGTCTTCAACATTATCGTTAAGCTCCTCTCCTTTATTATTGTCTTTAAGCCACTTAGAAAGCTCTAAATTAGAAAGAAATACTGCCAGAGAGTCTTTTATGCTATTTGAATAGATAGTGATGTCTTTTGTGTCAAAATCAATGTTCTTTATTTCAGAGTTTACGCGAGGATTGATGATGTCAAACCAATACTTATAATCCCCTTGAGAATCAACTTTGCCCTTAGGATAGATTTGGTTCTGATAAAGGGCGATCCTTTTAACTAATTTATACTGAGAGAACTTAACCCCATCGGAGATATCAACTTCCTGCGTAGTGTAGTTATTTATTTCCGATTCTATTTTATTGAAGAATGATTCCATTTGTTTTAATTATAACATAATTTTACAAAAAACCATAGTCATTTTCTTTTTCGCTTATTATTTCTTCTCTATTTCTTCTCATTTTCCTTCTTTCTCTTTCTATCGGGTCGATGTAAGAATTATAAATCTTCTCAAACTCTCGAGACATTTCTTCTCCAAGTGTTTCCTGTTTTTGATTAGACAAATTCATTTCTTCTTTCTTTTCTTATCTGCTCTAAATTATAAATATCGCGTCTTGTAGGCTGTTTTATATCCCAAGTCATTGAAACAGCGTATCTTATAGCATCCAATAAGTGATTATTCTTGTCTATCGGCTTCTCATTCTCGTTCCTTTCAGCGTTGTTTTCATCATTAGAATAGGTTTCAAGCTCGTAAATAGTGTTGACACATTTCCTGTTGATTAAAAACTTATTATTAAGAAAAAGCTCTCTTACTTTCTGGATTCCTGATATGATGCTGTCTTTCCCTTTCATCACTTCCCTCGCGTTTACCCCTCTATTTCTCAATTCTTCAATAGCAGAAGGGTTTTCCGGGTCGGGATACACTTCTTCAAACTTACAAGAAGCCACGTATTCAGCCAGTTGCGTATCGGTTCTTTCTCTCTTATACCATTCATCCTCTAAATAATACTTTTCCCCATTAAAATAAATATGAGCTACTCCTGCAGGATTTCTATAGCCAAAATCTATTCCCGCTATGTATTTAAAAATTCCTTCAGGTAAAGTGTCGTATAAATGCTTTTCACGACTGAACTCCTTATAAACCAATCCTTCTGTCTTTCTAAAGCTGGCTAAGTATTCCTGTTCAAACCTATCCGGAGTCATTTGGTTCTTAGCTAAATCTATTTCCTCGCTTGGGATGTAAGGATTATCATAACTTGTAAAATGAAAGCTCTTAAAATCCTTATCCTTCAGCTCCGAATTGTATAAATCATAGAAATGATTAAATCCTTTCGGAGTGGAAATAAACAGAGCTTCACCCTTTCTGTCGGTCAAAGTAGGCCTTAACACCTCCTGCCAATTAACCCAGAAGTTACGCATACTTGCCACCTCGTCTATTACTAAAAAATCAAAGGACTGCCCTCTCAATGTTTCAATACTCTCCCATCCTCTAAGCTGAATAAGCGATGTAGTTCCTTTTGTATTCTTTACCTCAAGTTCTAATCTGCTCTCGTTTATCTTAACCGCTATGCTCTTAAACTCTTTAACAAGCATCTGCCACGCTATGTCTCTTGCTTGCTGATAAGTTGGAGCAATGTAAGCGATCCTACCTTCCTTGAAAATAGCTATCCCTTTTATCTCTTCTACCGCTAAAGTAGTCTTTCCTCCCCTTCTTCCTACGCAGACAACTCTAAATCTATGCTTGTCCTTCGCTATCTCCGCCTGCTTCTTCGTTAGTTTTGGCATTGTATTTATCTTTAACCTCTCCCGCTATTTGAATCACTAATGGCTTATCCTCACTCCCTTCCAGTGTTTGCGGTATCATCCTTGTATATGCTTTAGAAAGCTGTTCTGCAGCCCATTTCTTATCATTCTTATCTCCATTTTCAAACATCTCTTTAATAAAATTAAAAAAAGGAACAGACAATTCAGCATACCTCTGCTTTAAATTAAATTCTTCTTCCCAAGTTTTTCTTCCTACTTTACCCATTGTTTTGACAGGTTGTATAGTTTATGTTATTTAAATTTTAACCACTGTTATATAAAAACTCCAATCCTTAACGCAATCACCTTTCTTAATTATAACACACTCTTTAAATAAATTCAATAAGTCGCTTAAACTTTCTCTTGTATAAGCGTGGAGATGCTGTCCCTGTGATAATCTCATATCCATTGTGTCTATCTTTTCATAATCAGGCAGGATCATTATTATCTTTCCTCCTTGCTTCAATACTCTCAACCATTCTTTTATCGCTTTGACGCTGTTTAGGATATGCTCAAAGCTATGCCTTGAGATTATTACATCAGCCCATTCATTCCCTATCCTCTTTAAGTCATCTCCGCTTGTTTTTATATCCGCGCCGTCTATTATATCTATTCCTACGCTCTCCGATATGGTTTTATTTCTTCCGCAACCTATATCCAGTATCAATTTATCCTTTATTTCTCCTATTTCATTCAATACAAATAATCTTTCCGGATGCTTTTCCTGCGGAATAGAGAACATTTCTTGCAGTTTTCTTTCATCAAGCATAATTATTTCTTCTATTATTCCTTATCTTTATTCCGTGTTCTGCCATATTTATAATCTTTTCCTGTGCGAGTGCTTTTTCTTTAGTTGTCCCTTTAGCGTGAACCCTATTCGGAGTAGAAACTCTATATTTATTTTTTCCTACTTTAGTTATTTTTACCGGCATTTTCTTTGTTTTCTTCTTGGCCTTTATTTATATCTAAAAACTTAAAAGCCGGTTCGGCAAATATACCCGTTTCCTCAATTCTTATTCTGGCATAGATGTCTATCCTATGCTTCTCCGAAAGTTCTTTATATTCTTTAATAAAAGAATCCAAATTAGCCCTCATTTCTTTCTCCTTTTTCTCTTTTTCTTCCTTTTGTTTTTCCTCGTTTTGCTTATCCATATATTTTTTACTTTTATATCCCGACATTATTACTTAATTATACCATTAAACTTAATTGTAATCAATATCTATTTTCCCTCTTAAAACAACGAGGACAATACTTAAAAATAACTTCGCCTTCTTTCCCAATTCTCATTGATTGGCTACAAAATCCACAATATTTTTCGTGAATATATCTATCGTTGAAGAAAAAACCAGTTGGCCCTAAATCTTTCCAACCATCAGGAACTTCATCTTCCCATTCAAACCAAAGAAAACTTTTTTTTACTTTTTTATAATCTGGAAACATATTTTTTTTAATTTAATAATAATCAATCTTTTAATCTCTTAAAATAAAGAGTTCTATCAATCCTTAATAACTTTATATTCAAATTTATTCATTTTAATTTTATTTTAATAATAATGGGATTGATTATGGCTCAATCCCTAAAGCCATATACGACCTATAAGGAAGCAGAACATAATGACGATGCTATCTTCATCTGGCAGTTAGGGCAGACCTCCTTCACCCTTCTGACATTCTCAAGCGTCTTCCTCGTTTCTTCCGAAAAAGACATTCCGTTCAAATCCTTCCAATCTCCAAAGATGTGGACTTTCTGGCAAGTTCCGCAAATCCTGATAAAAGGTTCCGGCAGTTTCTGAGTCATTGTTTTGTCCTCCTTGTTTTAATGTGCTGTCTAAATTGGCTTAGCGGAGGAGGCGAGGTTTGACTCGCAGAAAGTGGGAGTATACTTACCACTTAACCTATTCCAATGAGTTTCTGCTCATCTAAGGTCGGATCACTGTCCGCCACTCCTCCGTTAAACCAATTTTTAATTCTCCCAAGAGGAGAGAAGGGACAAGCCATAGCAGATAGGTTTTGGTGGATTATCCTATCAAACCACCCTTAATGTTTGCTTTGTTTCTTGTAAAAGTGAAACGGCTTGCTGATTGCCTTCTTCTCCTCTCTTGGAAGAATTATTTAATTTTTTAATGTGCTGTCCTAATAATCTATGAGGGAAAAGCAATATACAGCTTACTTCCGAAACCAACACGGAGTCCCCTTGTTATCTGTCTTTTGCAAATTACTTCCCCTTCATAAATTGTTATTTTAATTTTTTTAGTAATTTATTTGTCATTTCTTTTGATTTATCATTTAAGCCCTTTATATAACATAATTCACAAGCATTCTTAATCCATTTAATTAAATCCTTCTCACAATCATTCCAAGAATCAAATAAAGAACTATTTTTAAAATCTTTTTTGAAAATGTTTTCTATATTTTTTTGTAATACTTTAATTTTTTGTGATACTTTTTTCATATTTTTATTTTATCTAATGGGCTTGCGGGGAGAGATAATGTTTGGTTATAGTCAAAACTCCCCCTCCTTGTCTTTCCAAAGTGTCAATTATCTTCTCCCCTCGCAAACCAGTTAGTTATTCTTTAATTTTAAAAATCATAACCTTTTTCTTTTAATGAAACCCAAGCATTTACTTCTTCTAAAGTTCCCTTAAACAAATATTCTCCTCCTATATTATCTTCTCTATAAACTACATACTCATCATCTTGCCAAAACCTTATTACGTATTTCATCTTTTATTCCTTAATTTTAATTCCTAATTCTGATAATTTATAAATCATTTGTCTTATTTGTCTTTGACAAGGACAATGAAAATCAAAACTTTTTTTACAAGATTCACATTTTAATTCTTTTATCATCTTTTCCATAACTTCCTCTACAGATTTTCTGATGGCTTCATCTTGAAAATTTTTTATATCGTTTATAGTCTCAATATTACCCAAACTTGGGACTACCCATATTTTTTCTGGTGAAAATTCTTTTTCAAATTCATCCCTCCTCTTTTGTTGTATATATTTTATAGTCATTATTTTATTCTTTAATCTCTATCCCCATTTCTAAATATAATAATCATACTTGGAAAAGGAGCTGACCCGCTTCCTTTTTGTTTTCCACCAAACTTTAACCTTCCCTTAATAAATCTTACTTCTACATTTTTCTTTTTATAAATATAATCGTGAAAATACTTAGTGTCAGTTCTTGCTGGTATAAGCATAACAACTAATGCTTTTTCTTCGCTACACTTTTTAACCCAATTTTTAATCTCTTTACCATAAGGAGAATTACAAAAAACAACTTCTCCATTCCAATCTTTATTTAAACCATTATCTTTTTTAGTATAAAATTTACTACACTTAGCTGTTTGTTTAGTAGCACAAGGATCAAGTGTAAAATTAAACTCTTTATCCAACTCATTAAAAAACTCTTGAGGAGTTTCCCAATCCATATCCTTACTACTTAACATTGATTTTATTCCTTCTCTCATAACTTTATTTATTATCTAATTCTATACCCATTTCGGAGAGTTTGGAGAGGATATAAACACAAACTTTTTTACGCATAAATCTACATCCTTTTTCAAAACTAAATCCTTCTTCGCTTGAACAATTAAATTTATCAACCTCATCAAATATCTCCCCCACTACTTTCTCTACGGCTTTGGCGATGGCTTGGTCTTTATTGCCAAACTTCTTATAAAATTCTATTGCTCGTGGAATAGTAGAACACCAACTACATACTTCTTTTGATACTTCTTCATAATGTTTTAATGCCCCATCACATATTTCTTCGTGACTCGCTTGTTTTTGTAAATCTTTTAGGTTCATAGGGTTGTTTGTTTTAAAATATGAAGACCTATTTTAGGTAATACGCAATTTCTTAATACCTGCCTCTTATTTTTTATTTTAAAATCTTCCAAATCGTGAAGTTT